ATTGGAGGTAATAATCCCTGAAAGTCAGAAGCCTCGTAAAGTAGCAATTAATTCGGGCGTCACTTATCAATCGACCCCGCAACTTTTAAACGAGGAGAGTACAAATGGAGAAGAACACCCGAGCCAGCTCTAAGCTAGAAGAGATGGGTTGGATGTTCGCAGGGCTATCGAGTGTGTTTGTCGTAGCCGTCTGTGTACAACAACTAATGTAATAAATAAGGGGGAGTCACATCCCCCTTTTTTATGTGAGTTATATGAAAGCAATACAAATTGTTATGAAAGGAGACGAACGGTCTGAAGAGTACGCAGAACTCTCCCGTCAGTCTTTCCAACGCGCCATCGACGAAGGTTACATTGACTCTATTGAAACCTTTGATGCAATCACCCCTCAGTCTGATACGTTTCAAGAACAAGTGGATAAGTACGTCTGGTCTAAAAGTCTCATGACTTTAGACACATTGTCAGGTAAAGAAAAAGAAGATCACTCGCCCACAGAGAAAGCAGGTATGTGTTCTCACTGGGAACTCATGCGTCAACAAGGGCAATCAGAAGAAAAGTTCTGGATTCTAGAACACGACACTTGGTTGATCGAAGAACGATATGAGACTTTCAAACTTCTCGCTGAGTACGCAGAGAACACGCTCTACGCAAACATAGGTCTATTCATGGGTATGTACTGCATGGACCAGAGATTTGCGCACTGGGGGCACCACATGCTCGCAAACAACGCGTTTCCGATCAACTGTGGTCCTTACTGCGTATTACAAAGATTGTTCAGAACATTTACCACAAGTCATTTAGAACTGCCTGAGATTGATTACTTTGGTATAAAAAATACAGCTTTACATCCTTGGAACGAATGCGATACAATAGGCGTTGGTCGAGACATTGGAATCTACTTTAACCAGTCAGATCGTTTTAAGGTGGGGGTTCCGACGCCGACCACACAGTTGATTTCAAAACGTTTGTGTGTGACGCAGGACCACCATGGGTACAAAGACAAACATATTGAGGAGCCTTGGACAAGGCACAAGTTTTTTCATGTCATCGATTGACAACTGACCTTTTTTATTATATAATCTCTTCATGACTAAATTTTATACGAATGTTCTTCGAGTTGGCAACAACATCCTTTACCGTGGGTATGAAAACGGTGAGCAAATAAAAACGCGAGTCCCCTTCAGGCCAAAACTCTATAAGTCTGGAAGTGCCCCTTCAGAGTGGAAGACCTTAGAAGGTGCCCCTGTTTTGGAGAAAGAATATTCCTCCATGACAGAAGCGGCAGAAGATGTTAGGAAAAACTCTAACATTTCTAATGTTAAGTTGTACGGTCAAACTAATTATGCCGCTCAATTCATATCCACCTTCTGGCCCGATGACATTAAATTCGAACGTGATCAAGTCCGCGTCCTCAATATCGATATCGAGGTTGCTTCTGACGAAGGGTTTCCGGAACCAAAAGAAGCGAAATATCCAGTAATCTCAATTGCTATTCGTAAGAATGACGGTAACTATTGGGTTTGGGGACTCAACGACTACACGCCCACGCGAGAGGACGTTCTGTTCATAAAGTGCGACAATGAAGTTGAGTTGATTCAAAAGTTCGTCGCACACTTTCAGGGTTATGCGCCTGATATTATCACGGGTTGGAACACAAGGTTCTTTGATATCCCCTATATCGTCAACCGTTGTTACAGGATATTTGGTGACGAAACCACTATAAAACGACTTTCGCCTTGGGGTATGGTACGTGAAAGAATTCAGAGAATCAACGGCCGAGAAAATCAAGAGTATGTCATCGGAGGAATTGAGCACCTCGATTATATTGAGATCTTCAAGAAGTTCACACTCAATACGCTCGGGAGACAAGAGTCCTATCGACTTGATCATATCGCCCACGTCGTCTTAGACGAACGCAAACTCTCGTATGAGGAACACGGAAATCTACACACCCTCTACAAAGAGGACTATCAGAAGTTCATAGACTACAACGTGAAAGACGTTGAGTTGGTGCACAAGATTGATGAGAAGCTTGACCTAATCTCTCTGGTGCTCACTATGGCATATCGTGGCGGCGTCAATTATACAGACACTCTCGGCACGACTGCGATCTGGGACTCGATTATTTACCGACTTCTAAACAAGATGAAGATCGTGATTCCGCCTAAGGTAGAGAAACCTAAAACTCCATATCCTGGAGGATATGTGAAAGAACCTCAAGTCGGTTCTCACGACTGGGTTACATCCTTTGACTTGAACTCCCTATACCCTAACATCATTGTGCAGTACAACATGTCGCCTGAGACTTTGGTAGACGGTATTGTGGAAAATGTTTCTGTCGAAGGTTTCTTGGAAGGCACGATAGTTAATACTTCTAAGTATTCACTCGCGCCTACGGGCAACCAATTCTCGCATGAACGAAAGGGTGTGATCCCAACCATCATTGAACAGTACTATGCAGATCGCCGGATCATCAAAGACCAGATGCTCAAGTTAGATCAAGAGTATCAGAACAATCCAAGCAAGTCGCTTCAATATAAGATCACATCACTGAATAATCAACAGATGGCGATTAAGATCCTAATGAACTCACTTTATGGTGCGTTGGGTAACAAGTGGTTCCGTTACTTCGATCAGCGAGTCGCTGAGTCTATCACCATGGCTGGTCAGTTAGCCATCAAATGGGCAGAGAGGTGTGTGAATGATGAGATGCAAAACGTTCTTAAAACAGATGAAGATTACGTTGTGGCGATTGACACAGACTCCGTTTATATTCGAATGGGTGATCTTATCGACCGTTTTAGTCCCAACAATCCTGTCAAGTTCTTAGATAAGATCTGCCGCGAACATTTCGAGAAATCACTTGATAAATCATATGCAAAGATGGCAGAGGTCACAGGCGCGTATGTCAACCGAATGGAGATGGGACGTGAGGTTATCGCGGACCGTGGGATCTGGATGGCGAAGAAACGATACATCCTGAATGTCCACAACAACGAGGGTGTCCAGTACGCAGAACCCAAACTCAAGATGATGGGTATCGAGGCAATCAAGTCTTCGACTCCACAGGTCGTCCGTGATAAGTTCAAAGAGATCTTCCGCGTCATTGTGGAGGGTACTGAGGCCGACACTCAAGGGTATATCCGAGACTTCCGCACAAAGTTCAAGAGTCTGCCGCCGGAGGACGTTTCGTTTCCACGTGGGGTTTCTGACCTAGATAAGTGGATAGACCGAGAGAGCGTATTCAAGAAGTCTTGTCCGATACACGTTCGCGGTGCCTTGTGCTACAACAATGCTTTGAGGGAGAATCACCTAGATTCTAGGTATGAGTCTGTGAAGACTGGCGAAAAGATCAAGTTTTGTTACCTGAAGGTTCCTAATGGTCTCGGGCAAAATGTCGTGAGTTTTCCTTTGAATTTGCCCCCAGAACTTAATTTGCACAAATATGTAGATTATGATACGATGTTTGATAAAACTTTCCTTGATCCACTCGAGCCGATACTTGATGCAGTTGGTTGGGTTGCTGAACCGAGAGCAACCCTTGAGGACTTTTTCGGTTGACAGGAAGTCCGGATTAAAGTATAATATACATATGAAAAATCTAAAAACACCTCTCCGATATCCAGGCGGTAAGTCACGTGCTGTCGATTTCCTATTTTCTTCGGAGAACATGCCCGTCGCCGACATCCGTGAATACCGAGAGATGTTTTTAGGTGGTGGGTCGTGTGCGTTCGCGTTCACCAAAAAGTTTCCCAACATTCCTGTCAAGGTCAACGACAAATACTACAACCTGTATTGCTTCTGGATATCTCTTCAGAACCGAGGAAAAGAACTAGCAGATAAACTGCATGCAGTTAAGGAAGAATTATCTAATGCTAAGGATCCTTTGCAGGCACAACTTGACTATTACCATGTCATGATTGAGGGATTAAACACAGCGGAAGACCCTTTCGAGATCGCTTGGCAGTTCTACATCATGAATCGATGCTCATTCAGTGGACTGGGTGAGTCTACAGGTTCGTTTTCAAAAGACGCGGTGTTTCAACAATTCAATCACCGACTAATCGGTAAACTACCTGCATTCTCTGCACTGATGCGCAATTGGGAGATCACCAACGAGGACTACTCTTATTTGCTAGATGGTGCGGACAAGAACACATTCATCTTTGCCGACCCACCCTATGATATTAAGTCGTTCATTTATGGCAATAAAGGTGATATGCATGACTCTTTCTGTCACAAGAGATTTCATGATTCGTTAGAAAAGACTAATGCCATGACGATGATCACTTATAACTCTAACGAGACACTCAAGCAAGCATATACCGGATGGAATCAGTTGGAGTGGGACTTAACTTATACAATGCATTCCGGACAGAAGTATCGTGAGGACGAACATAATCGGAAAGAACTACTGCTCTGGAACTATCAAGAGCAGGGCCTCTCCACCCTTGACATATTCTTTGGTTAGTAGTATAATCTCTATATGTACGAATTAACCCTATTCAAAAACCAGTTTGATAACAAGACACATCGTCGTACCACGTTTATTTCGTGGATGGACTTCGTGGTGTGTCTTCGTGATTCTTACACTAAGCCAGGAGAGAAAGGTGGACCCAATAGTTCTCCTCTTCTTACTCCTGCTGTGTTCGACGTGGGTACGACGCGTAGTAATCGATCTGTTCTTTATTGGAGTTCTTGGTGTTGCGTTGATGTGGATGATCATATTGACGGTTGCACTAATTTAGAATCCCTGAGAACTTGGTTACATCGCAAGTATGGTCAATATGACTATGTCGTCTATAACACAGCGAGTAGTAAAGAAGAGCATTTAAAATTTCGAATCATATTCCGTCTTGACGAACAGGTCGAGAACAATCGTATCAAGCCGTTCTGGCATGCTTTAAACACCGAACTAGGTGAGTTAGGTGACCCTCAGACTAAAGACCTCTCCCGTATGTACTACGTGCCTGCGCAGTATCCTAATGCCTATTCTTTTTTTATGGTGAACTCTGGTGGGTCTCCGCTTAATGTATCTGAATTGATCGCAAAACATCCTTATCATGAGAAGACTGGTAATACTTTCCTAGACCGACTGCCGGATGAGATGCAGAAAGCAATAATCCAACACCGTAAAGATAGTCTAAATAACACCGACTATCGATGGTCGTCCTACCGTGACTGCCCATTCTGGCCTCGTAAACTGGGTGCAGAATATCAGCAGATCTCTGGGACGGGATGGTATGGAAAGATGTACAAGATTATGATTGCGGTCGCAGGTAATGCATATTCTAAAGGATATCCAATTACCGCAAAACAGATCGCAGACCTTTGTCGTGAGTTTGATGTCGACACAGGTAACTGGTATGAGAATAGACCTCTGACTGCAGAAGCAGACAGAGCGTTAGAATATATTTACAGGAATAGTTAATATGAAACGAGTATTAGTGACGGGTGCCGCAGGATTCATCGGATCTCAACTTTCGGACCGATTACAGAAACGCGGACTGACCGTCAAAGGCATTGACAACTTCAACAGTCATTTGTACAGTCCTGCACTGAAGCGTGACCGTATGGTGCATTTCAATCTTGATATTTGGGGATGTGATATACGAGATGAGATCAAACTGGAAGCTCTTTTGCGAGACTTTCAACCAGACACTATCGTGCACTTGGGTGCGATGGCAGGTGTGCGAGACTCTCTAGGCAAAGAAAAGAGTTATCACGCAAACAACATTGATGGCACGCAGAACTTGATCGACATCTGCAAGCGACATATGCCAGAAACGCGCATCTTATATGCATCGACTTCGTGTATCTATGCAGGTGCACCAGTACCATGGGCGGAAGGTCGCGAACACGGTAAGCAGTTGAACGCGTATGGTTACACCAAGTGGGCGAACGAGTGTCAGATGCAGTCATCTGGTCTGAACACAGTCGGTCTGCGATTCTTCACAGTCTATGGTCCTTGGGGCCGACCAGACATGGCGTTGTTTGATTTCACCAAGAATATTCTAGAAGGCAATCAGATCACTGTATATAACTACGGTGACATGAAGCGCGACTTTACTTACATTGACGATATCCTAGACGGAATTGAGGTTGTCTTGGATAACACCGACATCCCTTCAGGCGAGATCTTCAATATCGGTCGTGGCGAACAGGTCGCGTTGATGGACTTTATCTCAGAGATTGAGAAGAACACAGGCAAAGAAGCAGATAAGAATTTGGCACCTAAGCACCCCGCTGATACCAAAGAAACTTGGTCTGACACAAGCAAGTTGCAGGCGCTAGGGTATCAACCAAAAGTAAGTATCGCAGAAGGTGTAGGAAAGTTTTATGAGTGGTACAAGTCTTACCAT